TCATTTAAAAATTTAGCTCTCATTTTCCCAATCTCTTTGCATTATTAAATTGTGTTCTGCATCTTTCCACATATCTCCATAGAACGTATCTTGATAGTCCTCGAACCACGGACCACCATCAGTATAATGAATAGCTTTAGGATGTTCTAAATGATAATAGTCATCTAAGCAATTCCACTCTAATGGTATTGATCCAATCTCTTCATCTTTTAACCATCTAAGCTGATGAAAGTCTAATCCTGGTCTATGATTATTGCAATACTCTGGTGTTAATATTGCATTGCTAGGATGCTCATTATTGAATGCCATAAAGCTAGCCCAGTTCTTTCTGAATGCTCTATGTTGTGGAATACCATCCATCTTTATTTGACTGTTGGGAATGTATCCTGGATGCTTACAAACATAAACAGCTTTGTCTTTATCAAATGTTGGTATTAGCATAGCAGGATCTGCTAAGAATAAAAAATCACAATCAACAAAGAATGACCATCCTTTAAAACCAGATAGGTAAGGTACGAAAAATCTTGTAAATGTAAAATCAGTAGATTGGACTTCACCCCAATCTCTATTATATTCTTCTATATCCTCACTAAAAAGTTTATTTACTTTTAATGTAGAATATCTTAAACTATGTACGCAAACATCATATGCTCTAACTTCTCTGCTGTCGTAGCCTATGAAAATTTGGTTCTGTGAGCCAGTATTTGTACTCATCTATCATTTCCTCTCTTTTTTGTATACTCTTTTGAATATACTCTTCAATTAGTTCTGGATGGAAGTCTGACCAATAATCAAATTTCATTGCCCAAGGAAAAGCCTTCTCTGTTAGCGTTCCTTTTGAAAATATTATCATTGGCATTCCCAGCCACCTTGCTATCCACATATGAGCTCCATGATATCCTATAACACATCTTGAAGCTAGCATAGTATCTATACATTTCTTCATTGGTGTTTCATAGTGAACGAATCTTGGATCCCAACCACGTTTCTTAATTAAATCTGCAACACGAGGCCAAGCCATACCAGAAGGAGTTGCTGCCAACGGATCCTTCCATGCTTTCCCGTACTCTTGTAATGATTGTTTATGTTTAATACTTGTGACGAATGTTATTTTATTATATGTTTTGTAAGCATTCTTGCCATCATTCATACCATAATTTGAGAACCTCATGTTGTGAAGTTTCATGTCTTTAGCATCATAGTTGTCATGTGCATATGGTAAGTCACTATCATATACATGCTCTATCTTTACGTCCCAGAACGCTGGCTTTATTATATTGTTGTTTGTAATGTCTATCCATTGTTGGATAGTTTCTGCATCTTTCTCTTTATACTTGACTGGCTCTGAATCTTTCCAGTGAAATCTTAGTACAACATTAGTACTATTCTTTTCTGCTATGTTATATGCATAAGATATTGGAGAAATAATATCACCATAACCTATTTTACCTTTCCAGTTTATAACTATAGGATTGATAGTGTCACGCACACTAATGTCCTTTGAATCCTTTAAAGGATTATCTAGTCTAAATTCTGTATGTGGATTATTTGGCATTCACTTCTCTCATTATTAGGTGTTAATGTAGCCCCTCGTTATGACCCTCGCTCAATTAACCGACAAACCCCCGCTCCGTCTGTCTTTCCGCTGGGTGCAACTCTACCAGACTGAGTGCACCGATTCATATGTCTATTATACAGTGGTTGTTCACAAAAGTCAACCCCAACTGAAAGACATTGTCATCCTTTCTCCTAGGATGATAGGTGTATGAAATACCTCACTTCTTATATATAATGCATCACCTGGCGATAATGTAAATGAAGTATGTGCTTTCTCTCCAAAAGGACTTTCTATACAGTAAGCCATTTCGTTCCATATTTGTAATATTAGTACGTCCATTTGATCATTATGACGACCGTAGCTATGTCCGTCCCTTATCCAATTAGCATAGATATCACATTGTTCAGTTTTATATTGCTTTTGAATATAGTCATGTATTCTTTGTATTCGCTTAGTTCCATTTTTAAAATTTGGTTGGAACCATCTATTATTGTAATTAGCTTTGTCTTCTTTAATTAATACATCTTGTTTCTTAGCATGGAAGTATTGTTCAGCTACATCCATTGCTGTGATATCAATGTCTACTAGGTTTCTATAAACTTTAAACCCTTCAGCATAGCCTTCTAACAAACTATCGTATAGATTTGTTCCTTTTAATTTACTGAACTGGATTGCCATACCAACTTATCAATACTAATCTATTGCCTCTCTCTACTTGTCCTACTCCATGCATTAATGATTTGTCATATATTAATGATTGACCGACGTCCATGTTTATAACTTTAGGAATAACTCTATGATTTAACGGAGCTTCTCCTTTTCTATATTTGTTAGCTGGTCTTGATCTTTTTGTATATGGTAATTGAGCTAATGCTTCACCCCCAATAAGATCATCAGACTTATCTAAAAATGTTACTATTGTTAAACCTACTGCATCATCATGATCTGTATGAAATCTTGTAAAAGATTCTTCTGTATAATTTAAAAAATAGTGTCGAAATGTTTGTTCGTAATCGCTAGCGTAATTGTCTATAGCTTTAAAGCAATCTAATGTTGTTTGTTCTGCTGTTGGTGCTCGTTTATCAACGTCAAATAGATTGTAGTCTTGATGGGCTAACGTAATTGGAAGAGAGTTGTAAACATCAATCAAATGTTGTCTATGTTCTTCGCTTATAATGTTTTCTAGTTTATAATACATAATAATAAAAAGGGCGCTTGTGCGCCCCTTTATTTAGGTCCACTCTAATTAAGCAGCCTGTGCAAACTCAAGTGCAGTTTCGAGAGCCTTAGCTTTCTTAACTTTGTTAACACCGTACCAAGCACTGTTAAGTCTTGAGTCAGTTTCTCTACCTAACTGATGATCAGTCAAGTATGTGACAGCATTAAATGCTTGCCAGAAACTACCAGCACCTAAGTCTGCGCCAGGTTGAGTGTTAGTCACTTCCATTGCAAGTTTAGCATTCTTAGAACCATACTTTTCAAAGTCTACAATGTCAGCAGGGTTGAATCCAATGCCTTTGACTTTAGGGTTCTGGTTAGCAAAAACAGTTGAGTAATAAGTTCTCAATGTTTCTGGAGTGTATCTTTTAGAAGATAAGAACTGAGCCATATCTTTATAAGTCTCCATTTTGCCTTTCGCTACGCCTAAAAGCTCTTTAGCTTCTTGCGGATCGAATGCTTTCTTATGGTTAAGAGCAATCTGGTAATCACCTTTTTGCGCCAATGAAAGAGTTAAAGTATTATTACATACGACTCTAATTGGAGTAAATCTGATGTCTACAGCTCTACCATACATATGGGGGTTAGTTAATAACAAATAAGAATCTACCTTATCTGTTCCATTGATAGTAAAATCGTCCTTCACTTTTGCAAGAGCCCATACTCTCTTACCGTTCTGTAATGAACCAGCAGTATGCATTTCCATATCACCAGCATCACAAAACTCTCTGAAGAATTCAAACGCTTCACTATTTTGAACTGGAACCCAGTTCTCTTTAACCATGTCTAAAGGTTGTCCATCAGACTCTCTTACCAACATGTCATGTCCAGAATAGATTCTGTTGCCATCAAATTCTGCAGTAGCAGGAATTTTTCTGACTTTCCAATCTAAACCAGCTTCTTTGATCATCTCGTCAACGCCAAGACCATCATCTACTTTCACACCAAGCCCATGCCAAGGAAGTTCCCCTGCGTAAGCCATTGTTTCTACCATATGTGCCATAAGTTTTCTCCTATAATTAATTTAACTTATGCTACGCATTATACTTAACTTTTGATTTGAAGTCAACAGTTATTTAGAAATAAATTGAAATATTTTGGACCCACTGTTCTAATCTTTCGTGAGTTAGATGTGGTTGATTGTCTTCATCAAGGGGTAAACCGTAAAACATATCAGTTCCTTCATCTATTCCTTGCGAATAATTGAAGTCGTGTCCTGCAGTAGAAGTATATCCAACTATTTCTCCACCATTATGTAAAACTATTTTAGCTAATATACCAATAGCATCACAATAGTAGTCTGGATATCCTACTTGATCGCCAAGACCATATATGGCAACTTTCTTTCCTTCGAAGTCAACGCCTCCGAAATCTTTTAAGTACCAGTTCCAGTCTTGAGAGCATTCTCCATCAAACCATGTTGGACAGCCCAGGATATAGAAATCATGTGTAGTCCAATCTTCTGGGGTTATTTCGTGCACCTTGACAATATCGACATCAACATTGTGCACTGGGCTGATCATGTCGTAGAGATCCTTAGCAACTTGTTCTGTGTTGCCAGTATCGCTTCCTGTTATTATTTTAAGTTTACTCATTGATTATTACCTGCCCTACTTACAAAGAAGGAGTATAAATTATTCCATCTTAAAAGTCAACAGTTAATTGCATTATTTTTAATATTTATATATATTACTAGAAATACGCATGGTTGATTTCAAATCGCAAATGTAGTATAATGGAGTTTAATATGATTCGAGCTGTAATGATTTGTGATTACAGAAACCCAATCTCAGTTGCCTATTCTAAGATAGCATTGAAGACTTGGGAAGATGTAAGGAATGTTGAAGTGGAGCGATTCCAATGCTACACTCCCGACACTATTAATGATGCCCCTTTTAAAATTAATTGGGGTAGATATAGTAGTGCGGGAAAGTATAAAAAGGTTCGCCACGAGATCACTCCAACAGAGAAAGCATGTCTAACATCTATGTTTCATTGGTGGAAGCATATAGCTGAAACTGGTGAACGTGTTATCATTTTAGAACATGATGCTTATGTGCTCAATCCAAAAAAGATGTCTCAACTTATTGATGATATAGATGAGAAAGATATTTGGATACCTGGTATGGCTATGGAATGTTGTTCCTTGTCTCCAAGGTTCGCACAGTATTGTATGAAGAAGTGGTTAACAATCAGTGAAAGGATAGATGCTGGACCAATGGCAGAATTGTGGACTGCATTAGAAGAATGGGATGCACACATTAGACGGTATGACTCTAAAGTAGAACGACAAATACTTTCTGAGTTAGGTTTAAAGAAAAGACAAAGAGTTCTTTGGCCCACTCTTCATAATGATTTGAAATTAGGAATGGGCAATGATTTAACTCGTGTTCTTAAAGGTAAAATTGGATTACAAAATGCACCTGTCACTCAATGTTATTTTCCTGGCCACAATACTCTAAAGCATCACGAAGAAATCGGAGACGCTCAATATCATAAAGGTACAATGCGACAATTTCATATACTGGAGAAACTCTATGACAAAAAATGATAAACAAGAACGAATTGATAGGCTAGCGAAAGCAAGAGAAGAGAGATTTAAAAAGAATCCACCTGCATACAAACATTATGATGCAAGTGTGGTAGCAAAACCAGACGACGACGAATTTAGCTTAAAGAATGTTCGTGAATGGATCAAAGAAGCTAAGTCATTAAAACAAGCAGAGCATAGAAATCATGTATCTGGTGTTAAAGGTGCTCTTGCAAGAAAGACAACGTGGGACAGTTATATTGGTCAAATGGAAAGCTATTTGAGAACAGGGGACTGGCAAAGTAAATTTGCTGGACCAAGAATGGAGCGTAAAGTGAAAACACAATGTATAGCAATGGCCTACTATCCTGATGGTAGACCTAAACGTGAGCTAGGTGTTTGGTATCCTGATGTAAGAGACGTATGGACACCAGAGTTAGATAATGAGGAACGAGTCGCATATGGCTTGAAGCCTTTAACATATAGAGAAGATGGAGCTATTTTGGTTGACGGTAGAACTAAGAAAAAGAAAAAAGCCACAACTAAAAGAAAAAGAAAGCCTATGACTGAAGCTCAGAAAAAGGCATTTGTTGAAAGAATGAAGAAAGCTCGTGAAGCCAAACAAAACTAATATAAATAACTACATGGGTAAAGTAATTCAATTCCCGAAGATGAAACGCGAGAGTGTTCCGATAAGTGAGGAGGAAAGGCTTGCCAACATAAAAAGGTATCAAGCTGAGCTTTCTCTCAGTACATCCATTGAGCTTACATACCATTTGTTCGAAGAGATCGAATCAAGAGGTATCAAGTTGAGAAACAAAGAATTAGATCAAGATTTATTAATGGTATGTGAATCATTAAAGTCGGTACTACTCAAAGCATGTGGTCACGATCACCCACTACAAGCGATCGTAAAAGAAGTTGTTAATAAAGATGAGAGTGAAGTGTTTACTTCAACTTGGCAGAATTTATATAAAGATTAACAGTTGACCTTATATACTTAAACGTGTATAATGGAAGTTTAGATATGAGAAGATATTATGATATTAGTTGATTTAAACCAGGTTATGATTTCTAACCTGATGGCTCAACTACACTCAAGTAGATCCAACGAGGTAGATGAGGACTTATTAAGACACATGGTTCTTAATGGTATCCGTTCCTACCGAAACAAATTCACAGAAGAATATGGAGAGTTAGTTATCTGTTGTGATGATACTAACAATTGGAGAAAAGATCATTTTCCATATTACAAAGCACATAGAAAAACAAACAGAGATCAATCTGATTTAGATTGGCCAAACATTTTTAATTGTTTAAATGTTATTAGAGATGAACTAAAGGAATTCTTTCCATACAAACATATAAGAGTTAATAGAGCAGAGGCAGATGATATAATAGGAACAATCTGTCATACTGAAGGTGTCGTAATGGGTGACGGCAAAGAAAAGATTTTAATTTTAAGTGGAGATAAAGATTTTATACAGTTGCAAGTTTATTCAAATGTATATCAATATGATCCAGTTAGAAAGAAAATGGTAAAGCATAAAGATCCAGCACAATATCTTTTAGAGCATATTGCTAAAGGAGATAGAGGTGATGGTATTCCTAATGCTTTATCAGCTGATGATACTTTTGTAAGTGGAGGTAGACAAAAACCAATGCGAGCAAAAAGATTAGAAGAAATTATGAGCGTAGTTCAAAACAATAAAGAACTAAATGGCTCATATGAATGGGCAACTGGCTACAAGAGAAATCAAGTGCTAGTTGATTTAATTAATACACCTGATGAACTACAAAAGCTAATCTTAGAGCAGTTTGAAATAGATCCAGGTGGCCGAGATGGATTGTTTAACTATTTTGTTAAAAGTAGATTAAATAATCTTATCGAAAACATAAGTGAGTTTTAAAATGGCAGTAAATGAAATTGTTAAAGGCTTAGGCGAAATTATTAAAGAAGTAAAAGAAGCTAAGTCTGTAAACGAAAAAATTAAAATTCTTCAAGCTAATGATAGTAAAGAACTTAGAGGTATCTTTGAGTTGGCATACGACAATAGATTGAAGTGGGCACTTCCAGAAGGTAAACCTCCTTACAAACCTTTAGATAAGTCTTTTGATAATCAAGGTATGTTATACTCAGAAATGAGAAGGATGTATATATTCTTAGAAGGAAAAGCTAATATGCCTCAGGCTAGAAGAGAGCAATCTTTTGTTCAATTGTTAGAGCAAATTGATCCTGATGATGCAGCTTTAGTAATACAAGCTAAAGATAGAAAGATTTTAGGTTGTAGCAAATCAACAGTGAAGAAAGCATTCCATGCTGACTTCTTTTTGGATGATCCAGCAAACCAAGATACCAAGTAATGCCATACTACGACTTTGAAGATACTGAAACAGGTGAAGTGTTTGAGCTTAACCTAAAAATTGCTGAGAAGGAAGACTTTTTAAAAGCCAATCCTAACTTAAAGCAAGTAATCGGTGCACCAATGATCGTAGGTGGTGTTGATGGTTTACGCAAACCGGATGAAGGTTTTCAAGAAGTATTATCTAAGGTAGCTGAACAAAATCCACAAACACCTTTCGGACGTGAAGTCAATAAATCAACTACAGCTAAAGGTGGCGCAGTTAATAAAGCTGTAGATAAATGGAAAAGATCCGCAACTTATAGGAAGCATCACCAAAAATGATCGACAAACAGTTTAATCTTATGCTCTCAGACCTTCAGAAACTTCCTAGAAGGAACGTTGACGGCAAGAGACTGTATGAGACACCAGATGGATCTTTCTATCCTTCTGTGACGACTATAACCGGTCAGATGACCAAGAAGGCTATCAAGGAATGGAGAGCTAGAGTCGGTGAGAAGGAAGCAAATAGAGTCACAAAAGTAGCCTCAGCAAGAGGTACTTCTATTCATAAGTTATGTGAACATTATATCCTTGGTACAATGGATGATGTTAAATTAATGCCAAGCAATAAAGAGATGTTTGATGCAATGTCAAATCATCTTGCTGCTAAGGTAGATAATATTAGATGTGTAGAAGGTTTTTTATATTCAGACTTTTTGCGTAGTGCTGGTCAAGTCGACTGCATAGCAGAATATGATGGAAAATTATCTGTAATAGATTTTAAGACATCAAAGAAAAAGAAACCTGAAGCATGGATCCAAAACTATTTTGTCCAAGCCGCAGCTTATAGTTTTATGTTTGAGGAAAGAACTCAGCTTCAAATACCTCAGCTAGTAATTATGATTGGTGTGGATGGAGAAGATGAACCTCAAGTGTTTACCAAAAACACTAAAGAAAGAAATCAATACTTATTACAATTCTTAGAGCTTAGGAACCAGTACGACGAGGCTTCTGACTAGTTAATTCACCTATTCTTTTATAGGCTTGATACTTTTGTTCCTCTAAGCTACGTATTTCGTTTTTAAGACTTTTTACTTCTGCTGCTAGACTTGCTATTTCCCTTGCTTGTTTGCTTTCCAGTGTTTCCATTTGTTTCTTTGCTTAATAGTGATGTTAAATATACTTCCCATTGTTTCTCTCTTACATCCCAAGAATAATAACCATCAATATATGCTTTCTGCATTTTTAATCTTTCTAGCATATTAGGTTCGTCAACTAATCTTATAGCATCTGCTAAGGTTAAAGCATGACGAGTACAATGGTCGTTTGGTATCTCAGTGTAATCATACATTAGGGTCCAATTAGCGGCTGTTTCAGGCAGTGCTGCCAGACTGCTGTGCACACATATACATCCAGCGCTCATAGCTTCTAAGAGAGCGATACAGGAAGTCTCAGGCCATATACTAGGTAAGGCAAAGATATGAGCTTTCTGTAATGCTTTGTGTATTTCTTCATTTGGTACATGACCGTGATATGTCATGTTTGGATGATCTTTTATCTTTTGAAATAAATTTTGATATGGTTTATCTCTTTCTTCCCATCCATATATTCCAAATGAACTATAAACATCTAAATGCCAGTTGATGTCAGGAAATTGTTTCTCAATCCATTCCATAACTGGATATAATAAATCTAATCCTCTATGTGGCGTTGTATGATATATTATGTTGACGCATTCTTTAGGATCTGGCTTTTCATGTTCTGGTATTGGTTCTATTGCATTTTGCAACACATGCATTTTACTAGCTGGAACGCCAAGATAGTTTTCTATTTGTTGCCTTTGCCAATGTGAAACACACACTATACCATCAAACCTTTCCCATCCTTTGTTTTTAAGATGTTCCATTTCTGGATCTAAAGCTAAGTCGTGTACCCAATAGATAGGTTTCTTACCTTCTTCTAATCCTCTAAACCTAGAAGGAATAATTTGGAATTTATCTAATAACTCGTTAGGTAGTTTATCATATAGAGCATACTTCATTAGCTCTGTACCACCCATAGCGTCTCTATCTACTTCATTAGTTGATGCTTGTGGATCACCTAGTATGTTTAATTTCATTATAACCCCGTATTCAATTCAAGCCAATCTTTTAGATTGTCATAGCCACCAATCAATTGATCATCTCTGTAGATTTGAGGCATAGTTCTTGCATTAGGATTCTTTTCTAATAGTTCTTGTAAGTATCCTGGCTTATCGTTTATATTTCTTACTTCGACATCCTCATCTTTTAAAGCAAACTTTGCTTTATCACAATAAGGACAGTTGTTTTTTGAATATATTAACCACTTGCTCATAATTTTACCGCCAATAATAAAAAGATAGCTAACATAATAATATTAGCCATTAACATTAATAAACCTAATATGGTGTGATACCATATCCATCTTGTTTTGTATGCATTTTCTATTGAGAGATCATCTGGATCAGGAGAGCTATCTGAGTTTCTTATAGCCTCATCCTCTTTCTTTGATCCCCATAATATTTCATGCCATTTCATATATCACCTATTATATATTATAATTAAATAAAGGTCAACCGAATTGTACGCTAACTCCACATCCACATGAAGATACTTCTTGTGGATTTATTATTTTGAAGTACTCATTGATACCATCTTTTACCCAATCGAGCGTTGCACCTTCAAGGTAAGGTGATGACATCTTATCAACTACCAGTTTAAACTTTCCGTAATCTTCTACCAGATCATCTTGATTAGGACTATCAGCATATTCAATAATATACTCAAAGCCAGCACAACCACCACCAGTAACACCCAGCCGTATATTCGGTCTATTCGCTTGCGACGTTCTCTCAATCGCTTTAGATATTGCTGCATCTGATAATTCTATCACTGGTTATGTTTCCTATGTGCAGATTTTTCCTCCCAATTCTCTATTGCTTTTTTAATACTATCTTCTGCTAATACAGAACAATGCAATTTAATAGGAGGTAGTTCTAATGCTTCTGCTATGTCTTTATCTTTTACTTGTTTAGCTTCTTCTATTGTCTTGCCTTTTAACATTTCTACAAACATTGTAGATGATGCTATGGCTGATCCACAGCCATATGTTTTAAACTTAACATCAGTTATTCTTTCATCTAAGTCAAGTTTAAGTTGTAGCTTCATAACATCACCACATGCTGGTGCACCTGTCATTCCTGTTGCTACATTTGGATCTTTTGGATCGAAACGACCCACAGAGTGTGCCTCTGGATTGTTTAATACATTTTCAAATCTTTCTACGACCTTTTTACTATACGCCATTATCCAATAAGACCAACACTCCTTAATATTGGTGCAAACTGTATATCAAACCAAGGTGTTAAGTTAAGTAAAAAAATAATACCATTAATAATTACAATCTTAACGCCTAAAATTATTAGTATGATATAGAGTATACATTTTAGTAAACCGTGTTTCCTATAAACGTCGGCAATCTTCTTCGCAATGGGCCATTCCCATTTTCCATTCTTTATAAACATAATTTTTATATACTGATTGGTTCTACTTCTTTCCACTTAGTGTCATTGTACTGAGGATGGAATGTATCCATTCTTGCTTCACCTAGTGGACCAAATTCTTCTACATATTGTTTGTACACAACTGGCACTTTAATATTGTAGGTGTCTCTAACCTCTTGTATATCTCTTTCTAATAAAGATAAATGAGGTTGGAAGAATAGTTCTCTCGAACATTGTTTTGAAAGTTGAATACACTCTTTTCTAACTTTCCATGGAAGTTTTGAATTTAACTTCCTAGCCATTTTCCAAGTACCAAAGAATGATACTAAACGAGGTGGCCAAAATCCTGACAGCTTAGCTGTGATCTCTTGGATCATTGCTTCGCCCATTGTGCATGTATCATATCTGAATATTACATGCCATAGATCGTGAGCTAACAATAAGTGTCTTGATAAGTTAACTCTCATCTCATGTGCAAAATTATCATCTTGTATTTCGCCATGTTTAAATCTTTGATTGTATAATTCTTCTATACCCCAGTTTTTAACTAAGTTATAGTAGTGGGCACCTACCGTGTTAGGTGCCAAAGATTTTAGATAATCGAAATCCATCAAAGTTGGTACAACTACGTTATCAAAATTTTCTGGTGTAAAGTCTCCTCTACCCCAAATGATATCTCGTCCTGGTTTTGTCTTCCTGTTATAAGAAGCCATCATAGGACCAAAAGGTATATTCAATTCACGGTACATATTGACTATATGGTCCAGTCTATGCTGTCCATTAAAGTCTGCTTGTGCATCCTTGCTTAAACCTTGCTCTCCGTAGGTAGTCATTAAGTAATGACCTGTTTTAAATAACTTTTTAAGATTCCACATATCTACTCCTACTTAATTTCTTCTTTAACTAGTGTGTAGACGCCATATAAAAGTGCTGGCCAAGCCAACCATTCTATAATAGGTGCTGCTAGCAATACGCAAAGCGACACACCAATAATTATTGCTCCATCCCAAGATGTTCTTTCTGACCATCTTGCAAGGATCCAATCTTTAGCTAAATTTAACATAAAATTCTCCTATGTTATTCCCATGGAAAAATGATCCAATCATCTTCCTTGGAGGTATTTATATGTTCTCCAACATAGTCAACTGACATTTTTGAAGAACGCTTACTTAATAGTGTGGCAAATTTAGGATTGTTTAATCCGTGTCTATAATA